CTGACTGTCGGCGTGCCATGCGCCGCCGTCGCTCGCAAATACGTTAAGCACTTTTCGTCCCTTCACACTGCGACGAGGCATATCATCAAACATAAGAAGGACGGGCATATCGGGAAGAGGCCTCCGACTGAGCAGTCGTCCGGCCCCGGCACATTAACTGACATCAAGACAAAGCGGCACAGGCAGTCAATCGAGGAAAGGATCGATACGCTGTATAGCCTCGCTCTGGCCGGGTGCAGACACGCTCTAATGAAAGAAGAACCCGACTTACGCGGACTGGCCGCGTGCATCGCCCAGGGTGTCGCCACAACGGAACTGATGGGAAAACACGACTCATCGGATTCCCCAAAGGGAAAATCCGCTATTATCGCTTTTGTTGAATCTGAGCGTGCGAAGGAATGATACTACAGCCGTTAAGCGAAAAGCAAAGAGACTTTCTGTTGCACTCCGACGCGAGACTAAACATCGCTTACGGATCGGTTCGATCCGGGAAAACAATTGCCTCACTGCTGCGGTGGCTGTATGTGGTCGCCACCGCCCCGCCCGGCGCAAACCTGCTCATTGTGGGAAAGACTGAGCGAACGGTGCGCCGGAACATCCTGTCCCTCATTCAAGACCTGGTGTCGCCGGACGAATTCAAAATCAATTATGGGCTCGGCGAATGCACCATCTACGGGCAGCGGGTTTACCTGGTTGGCGCGAACGATGAGCGGGCCGAAAACAAGATCCGCGGCATGTCCCTTTATGCCGCGTATTGTGATGAGCTAACCCTGTTCCCAGAAAGCTTCGTCCAAATGCTCCTGAGCCGCCTAAGCGATCGCGGCGCTCTATTAATTGCCACCACGAATCCGGATTCTCCATATCATTATGTGAAAACAAAATTCATTGACAGAGTAAATGAGCTTAACCTGAAGGTATGGCAGTTTCAACTTGAGGACAATGAAACGCTGCCCGATGATTACATTTCAAGCCTGAAGAAAGAATATATTCCCGGTACGGTCTGGTATAAGCGGTATATCCTGGGCGAGTTCGCCCTCGCGGAAGGCGCAGTATTCCCCTTCATGTCGACTGATCCGAAAGATGGTTATGTCATTTCCGAAATACCTGCCGACCTGACTACATGGCTTGTTGCTGCGGATTATGGGCAACAGCACTGGACCGTTTTTGTGCTGGCCGGGTACAGCCCATCACTTTCTAAGTGGGTGGTAGTCAAGGAATGGTTCACGAAGGACAAGACGAACACGGTATATTCCGAAGAGTTTAACCGCGAGATCATGCAGTTCAACGGCGGCGTGCCTGTCCAGGAGATTAATATTGATCCTGGTGGCGGCGGCCTTTCCCTGATAAAACAGTTTGAGGGAGACTTCCCTAACATATCGGTTGCTTCTGCCCGGAAGAAGGACGTAGACAAAGAACTGCAAGAACTCGCGACTGCACTGTTCACGAAGAAGATTAGCATCTACGGCCCAGGATGCAAGCGAGGGTTAGAGCAGCTTCTGAATTACTCCTGGGACGATAAGGCAAAGACCAGAGGCAAAGATGAACCGCTCAAAGTGGACGATGATTTCCCCGATGCGTTGCGCTATTTGTGGCAAATGTGTATGAGGTATTCATGACGGTTTGTATTTTCTGCGGCGGGCACACTCAAAAGGATGAGATGCCCGTCCCGATATCCATCCTGGAATTTCAGCCACCGACCGCTGCCGGAGAGCACTCTGAGGACAGATTCACCGCGAAGTTCTGCTGCCAGGCCTGCTATATGAAGATCCACCTAAACATTGCATCCGCTGCAATTGAATCAGCTAAGGAATCAACATGATTTATAATGTGAACGATGTAGTTGCTCCGGGTAAGCCCTGGCCGCCGGAAGATAAGGACGAGCGGGCCCGCATGGCAGAACATGCAGCCAATCGTAAGATGTACTCGGAGCTTCACGAAGAGATATTTCCTAAGTATAATAATTATCTTAACGATGGGAACAATGACGACAAAAAAGTAAAGATCGCGATTGGGTGGCCGGGCATAGCAACTGGTGGCTATATGGATCTGCTGCTGGGCGAGGGAATAGACGTTATTGCACCCGTTAAATATGATGCTCCGAACGAAGAAGTGTTCATCGACGTATCCAGGTACGGCATAGGATTATACGAAATTAGCCAGGATGCAATAAGCGTACTGAGCCCAGAGAATGTGTACTTTGTGGTATCGCCGCACAACATCAGAACGGTTACAAGCTACATCATCTTTTCGTATTTTCAAGCATATTCAAAAACGTTTATCAAATTCACCATTCATTCGGCTGGGCAAATACAGCATCTCATTTACGAATTCGCGAATGGCAGGCTGGGCGATCGATGGGATCTGATCAAGTTCCCACAGTACGAAAACTTGGCACCATATGCAGACGGCATACAGCCCACCGGGGTAGACGCGCCTCTTGTGGTCCGGGTAGACAATGCCCTGTCGTCGGAGAGATACTATGGCAGATCTGACTACACCCCCACTGTCTATGGCCTGGTAGAGGTCTTGGATCAGGCATTCGCCCGACGGCGCGAAGTCCTGGGTAAGTTCGCCAGGCCCATCCCGATGGTGCCGGAGTCCGCCATGCGGTTCGACCACGCACGGCAGAAATGGATATTCAAGACCGAGAGCGCGATCATCCTAAAGGAAGGCGCACAGAATGCGGCATATCTCACCTGGTCTGCTGAACTTGGATCAGTCGAACGCGAGATCGAGCAGGTCACCACTCAGCTTTTGGCTGCTCTGAAGCTGTCGAGGGTGCTGATCGCAGGTGAGAACGCCGGCCAAGCCGATAGCGGAACGGCGCTCAGGCTGCGGCTTCTGCCCACTCTGGCAAAGGTAAGCAAGTTTGCTACAGCACTCCGGGCCACCCTGCCGGTCGTGCTGAGCCTGAAAAGCAAGCTCGACGCGGCCCTGGGGGTGCCCGGGCCGGTATATGATCCTGAAGATATCACAATCACCCTGGCCGATGGCATACCGGAAGATCCCGTCGAGACGGCACAGATAGGCCTGGTGCGGGCGCAAACCATGTCGGCGCTTAAGATGGCCGGCATTCTTGACACGAAGGCCGCGATCCGGGCCGCCCTCAGCATGGGCATTATCACCCCGGACGTGCTGATACCATCCGAGGATCGCGATATCGAAAATGCGGTTTTGCAGACAAGCGTTGATTCAGTTGAGCAGGGTGGTATCTGATGCCGCTTAAGCGCGGTTCTTCCAAAAAGACGATCTCGCAGAACATCCGCACGCTGATGCATGAGGGCAAACCTCAGAAGCAAGCGATTGCAATAGCGATGAGAACCGCCGGCAAGAAAAAAAAGAAGCGTTAATGTTTATCCAAAAAGGCTACATCTGCCTTAATCGATGGTGATTTTAAATGACCGACGAAAAAGACACGCCAACAGGCGGACTCCCGACGCCGGAGGAGAAACCGGCGGATAAACCGACAGAAAAACCTCAGATAACACCAGATATCCAGGCCATAATCGATAAGGCCATCCAGGACAGGCTGGGCCGAGAGAAGAAGAACCACGAAAAGCGTGTGGCGGAGCTTGAAGCGAAAATCCAGGACTATGAAACTAAAGATCTTGGAGAAATCGAAAAGCTCCAGAAAAAGATTGAGAAGCTTACAAAAGATCTTGGCGACAAAGATACTGAGCTAACCGGCATGAGGCTGAAAGATGCCAAAGTTGAAGCTCTTTTGATGGCCGGCGCTCTCTCTGAGCAGATACCAAAACTGTTAAAGAGAGTTTCCGGCACGACACCGGAAGAGATAGCCGCAGACGTCGAAGAGCTTAAGGCTCTCGGATGGATCGGCAAGCCCCCGGTGGTGAAGGGCGCTACTGGATCAGGCCATCAGCCGGTATCTAACGATTCTGCCAAGACGTTCACGCGCGCACAGATAAAGAAAATGTCGCCGGAGGAATACGAAGCTAACCGCGAGGCCATTATGAAGGCCATGCAGGCCGGCGAGATAAAGGGTGACTGATTAAATGACACTTGACCATTTTATACCTGAGATTTGGGCTAACGAAGTCCAGAGACAGCTTGAGAAGTACCTGGTCTACGGCCAGGCAGGAATCGTAAATCGTGACTATGAAGGAGAAATAACAGGCGCAGGAGACACCGTTAGGATCAATGGCATAGGCGCGGTCACTGTCAGACCGTATGTCAAGAATACCGATATTGCCGATCCGGATACCCTCACTGACGCACAGACCACTCTCCTCATCAACAAACAGGACTACTTCAACTTCCAGGTCGATGATATAGACATAGCGCAGCAGAGACCTAAGATCATGGGTGCCGCCATGCAGGAGGCCAGCTATGCATTGAGGGACAGCGTGGATCAGCACATCGCCAGTCTTTATACCGAGGCCAGTGACGACAACCTAATAGGCGACGATACCACACCTAAGATCCCTAACAACAGCGACGGCGACGCGCAGAACGTCTACAATCTGCTGGTGGATTGTGCAGTAGCGCTCACGGACTCCAAGGTGCCCACCGAGGGCCGGTGGATGATCGTTCCCCCCTGGTTCTACGGGCGGCTCCTGAAGGAAGACCTGTTTGTATCCGCAGAGAAGGCCGGAACCACCGCAGGACTGCGGAATGGGCAGGTGGGGATGGCAGCAGGGTTTACCATCTTGCAGAGCCACAATGTACCTAACACCGATGGAGAGGACTATAAGGTTATGTTCGGCA